TGAGGATAGCCAAGAAAGCTGACATCATATTCATCTCCAGTAGCCAAGTTAGGATCAGTTAGAGCCGCTGGATACTTGTGAATACCTTCTTTTTGAAAGGTAACCCAAATCATTTTTTTCATCGTGTGTGTCCTGGCAAGATGTAGTTATAAACACCAGTACCGCTGTCGATGGTAATCATACAAGCCACTTGACAGAACTGTACTGTGCATTCGCCACTCATTCCAAGTTTAAGAATACTCAAAAACTTGTCAATGGGCCAAGAATAACCTTCTTTCATTGTACCTGTTACATTTGTTGCAAAGGTCATGCGTCCAAAGTGACTGCCACCTGTGTCACTGCCAAAAATAAGAACAAGGTCGTTGTTCTCTGTCTTTACAGTAAATGTCGGCTCTAGTGCAGAATAGATACTTGCCTTCTGACTCATTTCACTTACTTTAGTTTTCTTGGGTTCAAAACTAATATCCCACTTAACACCTTTAAACTTGCTTTGTTGCAGTTGTGTATCAATAATTTCTTTGTTCATCAAACGATACTTGTCGTTGTTGCCGTCTGCATCTTTAAAGATAAAGTAATCTGGAACATCTATACCATTTTTACTTACTGTAGATACTTCAACTTCAACTCCGTCTTTGTTGTAAAGTCCAGTTAAACCATTTAAGAAACTCAAATTACCTAAACCAACTTCACCAATTAATGGCGCCGCTGGAGTTTTTAGTTGAGCTTCAAGAACCACATTACGTTTCTCGTCACAGGTCCATACCTCTGTGCTTTCAGTAGTCCCGGTGATCTTTGCTAGGTCAAAGAAGCCGAGGCTGGCTGTGTGTCGCACAATATCAAAAATTGCATCTTTCATTATATTCTCCTATACGTTAGTATAACGTATTTAGGTCAGTGTGTCAACTGTTATAACTATCCATGTTACCGAAACATGATTAAGTTGACCTTTGATACGACATGCGCCAAGCATGTCGTGTATTCTATTTAGTTACGCAAACAAACTTTCAAACATGTTTGTTTGGTCACTGGCTCGAATATCCCAATCAAGAACTCCAATTAAGTTTTCCACTTTATTGTTGATGATTGTTTCTTCCATTGCGCTGTGGTCAAAGGGCATGTCCTTAAACCATTCTGGCAGTCTCATTTCGTCAATTGGATAAGCAATGCTTGTGATGCCCATGGGATTGGATTTTAACTTACAAACAATAACTTTCATACCATCTGTAATATCCAAACTTGCTTGATCACCGTGTGCTTTCTTAAACCTATTCCAATTGATGGCAGCTAATGCATGTCCAACTCCGCACTTACCGGTCTTTGTAAAAACTTCTGTGTGCTTGGTCAAGTTGTTAACACGTTTGGGTGTGCCTTTCTCCCAACCTGGACGCTCTTTAAATGCTGTTCTAAATTCATTGATGGCATCAATAACGTCTTGCTTGTCCTGTCCATTAAGAACCATAAGCAGAATCTTTTCTAAGAAGCGTTGCATAAACTCCGGAGTATCTGCTCTCTTCAAGTCAAGACCCATGGCTTTGATCTCACCAAGACTTCCGTCGTTGTCTTTACGTTTGCCTTCTTTGTCATAGATAAGAACTGCATAACGCTTTTTAGTAATGAACAGTCCTTTACTAGCAACTACTTCTCGACCGGCTTTGATAATCTCACCCAAATTAGTTGGACAGTTAAAAGCTGTGTTCATGAACTGTGGAAACGTAGCATTGACTTCGTCAGCAACCATATCATAAAGCTCGACAATCTTGTCACGACTCCAATCGATTTCACCTCGATCAATTTGTCCTTTGAACACTGGGTATGCACTGAAGTAACAACTGTCTGTGTCACCATAGATAATAGTTCGACCTTTGTGATTATAATCGCCATCAAATACAGCATTGACCTGTGCTGCCATATGTCGAGCAACACAACGACCCAGTAACGTTGTACTTTGTCCTAAACGAAGATCGAAAAATCTACTTCCTGCATTAAGTAAAGCACCATACAAGCTGTTCAAATTAATTTTCTTGACCAACTGTCGCTTGTCCCAGTACTCAAACATATCAGTGCCATATGCTTCTTTAGCCTTGGCCTGTAGTTCTTTACGTTCGGCATACCAACGAGTTAGCAAGCCAGGAATAACACCTTGATTTTCGTAGGTAAAGATTGTACCATTAGCAGTCAGCATCCAAGGATTACCCTGCAAGTAAATCAAGTCATATGCTTCTGCCGCACTGAGTTCTGTGCTGGTACCGTTTTCCCAGTCAATGACAATGTTATAACCTTTGTTTTTAACAGAGATTTCATTGTATTCATGAACTGCAAACTTGCCGTCCCAGTAGTCAGCAAAACCCTTGCCGCTGTCTAACCAATCTTTAATTTCTGGCTTAGTTTGTTGTTGGCGTACTTGTCCAATAATAGTTTCCGGACTCATATTAAGAGCACGGATTAAGGAAGGATATAGACTGTTTAAGTCCATGCTGCCAATCCAATCATGAACGCCTTTTTCTGGATAAGCAACATACGCACCTGCTGCCTGTGTTTCAATGCCATCACCACGCTTACGATCCATTACCATTACTCCTCTACCATGAGCTTCATTGATAATAGCTTGGTCAGTCATTGCAACCGCACCCATTGTGGTTAGAAACGTAACAGTATTTGCATGTGCCAATACATTAACCAAGTCAATGTATTGTAGCTTGGCATCCATCTTGTACAGCAACATAGTATCTTGTCTATTATAAGCAATGAACTTTTCAAAGTCATTGTTGTACAGTTGATCTAATGTGCCTTCGTATTGAATTTTATTCTCACCCAATTCAATTTCACCTACATAATCTAAACGATATGTGTGAAGTTCGTGATATGTAAACTTGCGATATAAGTCAAGGTAGTCTAAATGCACACGACCAATGAGATCATATGTAGCACTGATTTTACCATAGCGTTCATATTCACGCTTTTTAGGTTTGGCATTCCACAAACAAAATCTACGACTATGATCGGCGCCCATTAGTTTGATAACACGATTCACTGTGTAAGGAATATCATAGCCACCACTGTTCCAACCACTGAGAATATCAGCGTCTTCTATAAGACTTAGAAACATGTCCAACATTTCTTCTTCACTGTCACAAAGAATAGTATCGTCAAATCTAGCAACAATAGCTTCTGCTTGATCCTGTGCCATCTTGTCTGGCTTAATTGCTAATGTGATTAATTTATCCAGCCAGCCGCAGTGTACAGAGATAGCAGTAATAGGATTGAATGGATCACTGGGATCAGCAAAGCCCTTGATCTTATTATAAGCAACCTCAATGTCGAAGAATGCCTTGTTGACTTTTGGAGCATCTGCATTTAGATAGTTTGTTTCTAAACAACGATTAAGAGGCTTGATGTCACTTTCATAAAGTTGTTTGTGGCTATAGATGCGTTTTTCTTTATCAAAGGCCTTGTGACTATTTACAGCAACCTTAGTCAATCTTTTGCCATCAATACCCATGTATTGGCCTTTGTTATCTTGATAGTAGAACAAGTAATGTGCGGGAAAACTTTTAAATTTTCTAACACCATCAACTCGTTCTACAACATTGATAAGATCTTTATCTTTTACATAAACTGCGTCAACATAACTCATACAAGTAATAATCTTCCTAATGCAAAACTATCAATAGTAACTAGCAACAAATAGTTCGCAACCATGCCAGAACTTTTCCTAGTCCATGCCGCCCAGCAGAATATTGTACATTGTACAATAAAGAGTGGGTATAATATTACAAATGGAGGATTAGGCAAAGTCATTCCCATCCATACAGCGCAAGTAATACTTAATATCCAGGCGAATATTTCCAGAATACATCGTAATGGATTACTTGCCCAATCCTCTTTAATCCATTTTGCAACACCGGCAAATATATTTGTCACAGGTGCCCTGCAACTTGCAATACTTCTTCGACTTCAGTGAATGCATCTTGCTCTTTGGCAAATTCATTTTTGTAAGCAATACGCAGTGCTTTTTTAAGTACACTGGGTTTCATATCAAGTTCTTCGGCAATGGCTTTGATAGTTTCATTTAAGCCTTCGTTGAGTGCATTGACTTCACTCATTACTTGAATGCCTTCGGCAAATAGTTTTTTAATTTTGGCTTTTTCATCGCCGGAAAACATACGCGGTTCCATAAACACTCCTTAATAAAATGTGTTCTACTATTATACTATAATAGACAACAAAGGTCAAGTGTTATTTGGTAAACAGTGCGATTTCTTTTTCACGAAGTTCGGCAAGTTCGGGACGACGTCTTCCGTTGTCTACGACCCATTTTGCCAATTCGTT